AACCCCGGCGTATTCCCATTCGGGGTGCTGCTGAATGAAAGTGTTGTAGTAGCTGACTTGAGCCGAAAGGGAGTTCATCGTTCGCCCGGTTTCGACTGATACCCGCGCATATGCTGCTACCCGCTTCTGCGCAGGCAACACTGGTGTGGGTTCAAGTTTGATGATTCTCGGCATTCTTTCCACCTCCTTTCTCGGTTCTATTACTCACTCTAAAAGCCCACTAAGTCAAGTGTTTTAGCGGTATTCTGTGCGCGTAAAAGCCCTAAACATGGGCGGTACTTTGTGAGCATTATTGTGTCAATCGCCAATAAGTCTGCGGCGGTCAATACGCCTTGTACATGTAGATATCGGTAGATGGCGAGGGTGATTTGGTAAGCCCTCTCGCGTTGGAATTGGTTCTGTGTCATTTTTGCCCCGCGCCGCCGCAATACCGGGCGCGGGATATGGTTGTTGATTCTCATCGGCTCCGGCTCCTATCTTCGATACCATAAATCACTCTGAAAGCCGGATAAGTCAAGATAAATCCGCGAGCAGCCCGCCTATTGGCGGCTGATATTTTTCGACCATCGCTACCTGAACAGCTTTGAGTTCCTCGCCGGTCAGTAGCCCACGTTCCAGCATTGCGCGGGCTACGGCGATGGTCGCTTGGTAGAGGCGTTCCCGCCTGAATTGCTCTTCACTCACGGCGTCGCTCCCTTCCCGAAGCGGGCGGTGACATAGCAGGCGTGAGAGCAATACTTACGGTTGGCGTTACCGTAGCTTTCGAACGCTGCTCCACACGCTGGGCAGGTGAACCGGTAGATCGCCTTTTGCTTCAGGTGGTCGGGGTGGGCTTTCCACCACGCCACCCGGCATGCCGGTGTGCAGAACTTGCGTGGCTTACGGCCTGGGACTTGCGTGAGTTCGGTGCCGCATTGATGACAGAACGTTTGCCCGCCATCTGGTTGCACGGTGGCCATAAGGTTGCCGCCGAGGTTATTGCGCTGGCAGTAAGACTTCACCGTGTTCTCCGATATGCCAAGCGCCTCCGCGATCTTGGCGTAGCCCGCGCCTTGGTACCGCAGAGCCGCTATCCGCTGTTTTTGTAAACCGTTCATTTCACCTGCCTCCTGTCCTGGAGGCACAAATGGGAAAAGCGCCCCTCTACCGTCCACAGACAGCAGAGGGGCGCTTGCGTACCGAAAATCTGGAGTTAATCAGTTTTGATGAACGCGTCGGCGAATCCAGCGGCTTTGACCTTGGCGAGCATCGCGTCGGCGTTGGCTTTGACGGAGTACGCCCCAACCTGAACGCGGTACAGCGCCTTGGATGTAGGCGTGGCAGGTGTGGCCGGTTTGGGTGGCTCCACAGCGTTGGAATTCCCCGCCCCAAGGAGCAGTTTGACCTCGGCGCGGAAAGTGTCCATCAATTTGCCGTGCTTGGTAAACCAGTGGGCGGGGTCGGAATGGTTGGACGCGACGCCGCGCTTATACCCCTCGGCGTGGCCTATGATTACGCCGTCGCCCTGTGGGTCGAGTTTGTACTGCTGGCACAGGTAAGCGCACAACTCGGCAGCCTCACGATAGACCTTGTTGAAGTAGGCGGCATCGGTCAGCCCGTCCTCACAGATCTCGAAGCCGATGTGCGTGTCGTTCGCCGAGCCTTTAGCGCCGGAGCCGCAATGCCAGCCGCGATAATTCCACGGCAGCGTCTGGTACGTGGCAACAGTGCCGTCAGCCAGTTTGCCGATGAAACCGTGGACGCAGACCTGACGGCCATCGGGCTTGTCCTGGTTCCAATGATTGTTGTTCGGGTTTTTGCCCAGCAGCCCGTCATCGGGGCCAACATACCGTTTCAGGTTGGGATTGTTTGCCGCTGTCGCGTGAACCATGATGCCCCTAGGGGTGATGGTTCGCCCCGCCTTGTAGCAGGCGTTATTGGTGAGGATGAGTTTATGCAGATTCATAGGTTGTCGCCTCCATCCGAGTTGGTTTCCAGTTGCTTGAGGACATCGCGCAATTTCGCCGGTACCGGCAATCCCAGGGATATGGAGTTCTCCAATATCGACAAGCCTTCGTTGGCGATGTAAAAGAAAAGCAGCGCGGTTCTAAGCGCGCTGCCGGTGTGCAGGATGTAGTGGTCTATGAGATGCCCGATGCCGATCAGGATGAAGATGGCGACCTTCTTGGCGATGCCTTTAGACCCGATCCCGCTGGATAATGTGTGTTGCACGATGGCGACCAGCACTCCGGTGATGTAGTCGGCCACGACGAAGGCGATGAGGGTGTAGAACACGCCATCGACATCCCCGAAGTACCAGCCAAGTCCGCTGCCGAGCAGCAGAAATCCTGCTTGTGCCCAGTTCCAGATTGTTTTCATTACCATCAAGTCCTCCTTTTTGTGTTTTGCGCAAACAAAAAGACGCCCCGCCAAATGCGGAACGCCATATACGGTTTTGGTTATGGGTTTATGTTTGTTTGGGCAGCGCCTCCCATAACCGCAGGTCTTCTTGACCGAGTGACCAGAGGGCGAATCCCCGCAAGCCCCACCGGTAGGCGGCCTCGTTGCCCCAATAGATTAGGGAGTCGACGTCTTGGTAGTAGACGATGCCGAACCCCTCGCTGTCGCCGAGGAACAACCTGGAGCACCAGACGTTGATATCTCTGGGCGTGAACGTCGCCGCATAATCGCCGTTGCACGGGATCGCCAGTAGTACCGAGTGGTAGAAGTCGTAGTCCATTGAGATGTCTTCGCTGCGGGTTGAGGTTTCCTCCACATTGTTTAGTAGAGTGAATACCTCGAACTCGTTATCCCAAGTCACGCCGCTCCTGGCGATGCGCCCGTAACTGGTGGCGGCTCCGTCGGGCATGGTCACGTCGAAAGCCTCATATGGCTCATACGTCCAGGCATCGCCCAGGCGCAGCAGTTCGCACTTGATTTGCCCGTCCGCTTGGATACCGGCATAACCCGAAGTTGCCGACACGGATGCTGTGAACCGCAGGGCGCTGCTTGACCCGGAATAGACCCTTACGCTGTTGCCGCGCTTGCGCATTTCAAGCAGGTACATGTTGGGGCTTGCCCTGATGTTTCCGTTCGAGGTTTTGGCGTAGGCGCCTTGCCATGATCCGAGGAGTGTGGCGCCTTGGTAGAGTTCGACTCGCTGATTGTCGATGTTGATGCAGCAGAAGATGTTGCCGAGGAACACCCCGGCGCGGCCGCCGCCGTTTTGCGGGAACGCGATCCGGGCGCGCAGGTGAACATCATTGAACCCGTTGTATTTCCACGCCAACTGGCCGCTGCCTTCCAGTTGGGAGTAGACCCGATCCATCGAGTATTCCTCGCTGCGCCACACCGCCCACGAACCGGACAACGTCTGCCAATAGGTACTGGGCAGTGGCGGGTAATCGCGGAAGTCCTCATACCAAGCCAAAGCCGAGTCGGGTTTTCGACGCAACACCTCGGTAGTGAGCCGGAAACCATCATTCGGCACCGCCATCTGGCCGTTTACATCCTTGAAACTGCGCGGCGATAGATCGAAGGTCGCGCTTCCAGCCGATGGCGCCTGCGTGAACGCCGAGCAGACCCGGAAACCATAGAACTGCGCCCCCGCCACACCACCAGTCACAGTGATCGTGTGGTTCCCAGCAGCCAGGTACTGGTTCTTGGCGAGGGTGAGCCACGCCGTTTTCTTCCAATACGGCCACCACAACCGATTCTCCGAGAAGTTGACTTGTGCGCCGTCAAGGGCAATGCTGATGGCGTTTTTATCCCAGAACGGAAAACAAACCCGAACCGCCACATCGTAGGTTCCAGCCGTCGCGATGGTGAAGTTGTATGTTGCCGTGCCGCTGGCGCCGAGGGTGATGGTGCCGTTGCCGACCACAACGCCCCCGGTGTAACTGTTGGGGCTGCCATCGCGGTCAACAAACACTTGGCCGAAACTCGCCTTTTGAGTTTTGCCGTAGCACGTCAGATAGCGGCGTCGGTTATAGGTGTCACCCGCAATCGGCGCTTCCCTTACCGAAGCGTCGCCGCCCTCAGCGAAGTCATAGACGTGCGGGAACATATACGGCACCTGGTCGTAATCATCCCAGTAGGCGAGCCACGGGATGTATGGGGAATCGCCCCAGTGGTAGCCGCCCTCCGCCCAGATTTTCGCCGCATAGTAGGTCAGCGAGGTGCCCCGGTATGTTTTGCCGATATCCTCCGGCTTGGCGTAAATCTGCCACTCCCAGCCGTACCCCGGCAAACCCATGAAGATTTTCTGTGGGTTCATTGCGGTGATGGCGTAGTTGTAGACCCCTTCGAGCCAGTCGCGGGGTGAGACGGGGCTGGGCGCGGAGCCAGCCCATGACATGCCGTAGGACAGGATGGCTGCGGTGTCGCAGTAGGCGTTCAGGTCGGCGTAGACGCACCAGTTTTCTCCGCCGACTGAGCCTTCCACCCCAGTCATTCCGGGCAGGCAGATGTTCACGATTTTAGCGGGGTTATAGTTTTTGACCGTCGAGTAAATTAGGGAAAACAAAGTGTTTGCGGCAGCGCGGTTTTCATACCCGCCGCCGCGTTCCAAGTCAATGTCCACGCCCGCGCACCACGGGTACTTGTTCATGATCCGCACCAATTCGGCCAAGAAAGTATCCCGTGCGCCGTTCGTGTTGTTGCGCAGGGCGGTAAAGATGGCGTCGGCGCCGTTGTTCATGCAGGTGAGCAGCCATTTAATGTGCGGCCACTTGGCACGGTATGGGGCAAGCGAAGCGACGGTGACGCCGGTCTCGTTGATGGTGCCATCAAGGTTGATGTTGAACGAGAATATGCCCACGGTATCAAGCCGGTCACCGTAATCATTGAGCGCCTGGTACATGCGGGTATTGCCCATGAACGTCCACACCATGTTGCGTTTACCTTTGAGATAATCCCGTCCCGCCATTACTGCTTCACCTCGCTTTCCATCATTTCTGTGTATTCGAGATACACCCGCGCCGACTTGCCCTTTTCGAGCGTTATCTGGTGTTTGCTGTCATAGGCGGCTGGATATTGGAAGAACCCGCTCTTCGGCGTAGGGTTCCCGTTTCGCAGGCACTGGCGGCTATTGGCTTTAAGCGCAAACTCGTCATTTGCCGATGCTGCAGCTTTGAACTTACATTTGTGCGACCCCGCGCCCTGAGACACTTGGATACTGCCCGCCGCCATCGGTTGTTTTGGGTAAAGGTGGACGTCCAGCCCGGCGGTGGTGCTGCCGGTGTTGAACACGATGACCGTCGCGTTGCCTCGCACCACGCCGTTTTGGTAACGCGGCGGGTTACCCGAATCCACCAGCATAGTTTCACTGTGCTGGGCGTAGCCGGTTAGTTTGTCACCCTCTTGAAGTTGGATATCGGTGAAGTAAACGCTGCCCGTGCAATCAGTAATGCTCGGTTTGACTGTTATGGCTACGACTCGCTTATCTGATTTCAGTTTTATTGGCTCGGCGAAACGGATGAAGTTGTCTATTTTCATCAGCCGTTCTCCGTCCATTGGATTTCGGCGACGTTGCCTACCCAGCCTGTGGCGGTTGAACCGGCTTGGAGCATGATGTCGGTGAAATAAACCTGCCCTGTGCAGTTTTGGATCACGAGCCGCACGGTGATGGCTTCAACTTTGCCGTAGCCTTTGGGCGAAGCATCGCGCGCTTGTATTTGGAATACCACCACAATTGCCCCTCCCTTAGTACAGGTCGATAAACCGGGTTTCTGTTGTGCCGTCCTCAAAGGTGAATACGAGTTCGATGCCGACCTGCCCGTTCGCCCCTTTGACCAGGTTTTCTGACCCGATTTGCGCTGAGAGGGTGTAGTTGCGCCGGTTGGATGGATACACAGTCTGCGCGAGGCTCTTGGTCTGACCCAACCCACCGGTTGCTTTGAACGAAGCGGTTCCCGTCACGCCGTTATCGGTATCCACGGTAAAGCCGGAGTTTTGCCAATAGGCGAAACCGCTATCGGCGCGGGAATTGCGCAGGAGGTTGAACGGAACCATGTCCTTGATTTCCTGCCCAATCAACCCGGCTTGCCCCAACTCATCAGCCAGGGCGGTATTGGATGAATCGCCGAGTTCCCGCAGTTTGGTGGATAGCTTGAGCACTGTTTTCCAAGGTTCTTGCAGGTTGTATTGCCGCCGGATCACCCTGGTCTTGATCGTCAGGTTCAGGTCGCGGTCGTCCACGGTCACGATATCGCCCAAGTCCCACTGCTCGTGTTCGTAGCCGGTCAGAACCGATAAGTCCATTGCTGAAAGCACATAGGACACCCGAGGCTGGGCGTACTCGCCAAGCCGCATATTGGTGAACTCCAGCATCTGATACGGGTTGGTGAAATTCGAGCAATCCAGAGTGGATACCCTCACCTCGGTCGAATACGTGAAGTCCTGCAAGTATTCCTTACCGCTGTTGATGGACGCGAACGTCATGCCATCCTTGCCGTAGGCGTAGAGCCGGGTAACGAGGGATCGGGTGTCAACCACCCGCTTAATCCCAGTAAGGTTCTTGCGGTAAGCGAATAGCCCGCCGGAGTCTTTGCCGCTGAATGCCAGCAAGCTGACCTGTCTGTTCCTTGAATCAAATACCAAGTCGCCGCCGTGAATCTGCTGCGCCATCCGCAGGATCGCCAGGGCGTTCCGCTCCTCGCAAGCCCATGTGCGCAGCGTGGCCACGTTCACGGTACCCACCGACCAGCCCGTGCCCGTTAGCGCGTAGCTGATTGGTTCGATGGCGAGCGCGGCGTTGAATTCCACGGGCTGTTTTTCAGCTGAGAAGGTCAGGTCGTAAAATGCTGCCTCAGCATAAACGCAAGTGAGGATGCCGCTGCCGTCCGCGCCTTTCTCATCGGTGATGGTGCGGATGCGGTAAATATCGCCCGCTATCTGCACCTGGAATTCGTTATCCAACGCGGCGCGCTTCGGGTCGGAGTAAGGCAGCTTGAATTCGAGGGTATCGGCTCCGTTCACCTCGCCCGTAACGATGACATCGTAGGCATTTTCCAGGACGGCATCCCAGGCGCCATCGGCATCCAAAACGACCGGCCTGGCGAACCCGAGTTTCTCGTATGGGGCTTTCGGGATGTCGTGAAGGCTAATGTCAAGCAGTTTCGGCGTGGCGCCTGTATCCGCCGTAGCGAGCGTTATCCGGTACCGGATATATTCCTGGTTCGGGGAGGCGAGTTCGCCGTTGCTTCCCACCGATTGCCACGCCGACCAGTCGATCAAGTCATCGCTGGTAGCGGTCTCAATCAAGCTGACCGCCGTTACGCCTGCCGTGTATTCGCTCGTTATAGAAACCCGTCCGCTCCCGGCGAGGCTGCAAGCCGCCGGGATGGTGGTTAGCTGCCCGCTTGCCGGGTAGGTGTTGCTGGAGTTTTTGCGGAGCGTGACCGCCCCAGGTTCCGTTAGCGCGTCCACATCACCGCTGGTATCGCCGCCGTTAGCCATCATTGCCTGCCGGAAATAACGCTCCAAGTCGGCAATGGTCAGGTCGCTGCCGGTTTCGAAGAACCAATCATCCAGCCCACCTGCATAGTAGTAAGTGTCCGCGTGCATCCCCAGGATGATGTCGGCGGTACACGCCGGGTTGAGCGTGCCCGAGAATGTCCGCAGCGGCGCAACCCATACCGTGCCGTCGGCGCGGTTGCAGACAATCATCTGCGAGGTGTTGCCGGTGACGGAGACGATGGCGGCGATGAAGTACCAGCCGCCATTAACCAAATTGAATGTTGGCGTCTCGGTTTGGTCAAGCAGCAGCGTGCCCGCAGAGTTGTAGAGCATCATGCGCGGCCGCCCCTGATACAGCGACACATACAGCAGCGGCTGGCCGGGGCCTTGCCGCGTGTTGAATATCGGGCTATAGGTCTGACCAACCGAATACGTGGTGGGGTTGATCCAACCGCCCACCGCGATCCTGGAACCAAGGCTGGAGAAGAACGTGCCGTCGTTCGTGGCGATAAGGTGCGTCCGCTCGGTGGTTGGGTTGTTGGTGTTCTGCCGGAAAAACCGCCCAAACCTGCCGTTTGGAAGCGTGGCCGTTGTGCCGCTCCAGCCAGAGATCGTGAGATGGCGGCCATGCCCGGATGAATCGGCAAGCTGCGTATTGGCGTCCGGCGCGGATTCGTTGAACCGCCACAACGCCGCTTTTTTATCCGTTACGGGGATTTCCCCCGTGAAATCAGTCTGAGTGGTCAGGATTGATTTGATCGTCATTGCCTCACCTCCAGCGGCTTTTCGCGTGTATCTGCAGTTCGGTAAAAGTGGCGCCGGTCGTGGTAATGGTCACGGTGTTTGCGCCTTTACGCAGGGTTGGGAAATTCAACTCCGAGAGCAGCGGCAGGCCGTTTCGCAGCGTCTCCCCGGATGCGTCCACCACTTTGGCCGTCACCAGGGCGCTGTCGATAACCAGAGTCTCGCCATCGTTCAACGCGCCTACTACTTTCAGTTCGTCATCGCCGGTTCGGATTGTGATGCTGGTTGCCGTGCCCTGCGGTATAATGCCTTTGAGCAGATAGACCGGGAGCGAGCCGGTGTTGCCTTTAGTGCGGGTGATGGTGCTGGCGCCTTCGGCGGTTATGGTGAAAACCTCGTCCGTCTGGGCGTAACCGAACGGGTCGGGGCAGACGAATTTCAGGTCAAACGCGCCCGCTGCCAAGATGAGCCGGTCACAATCCACGGCGTCTTGCAGCCGCGCCGTGAAATAACGGTCAGGCACATCATCAAGCACAAGCTGCTTCAATCCCTTGTCGGGGTCAAGCCACTGCGCCACCGCATCGAGGGCGGCGACTAGGTTGGTGAACGTATACTGGGGGTAAATATTGCACCGCACCGTGATGACACGCTCCGTACCATCGCTGCCGAAGTCCGCGACGCCTGGCCTGCCGGGTATCTGGATGAAACTGTTGCGCAAAGCAGGGGACGCGACCCAGTTTGTGAGCCGCGCCTTGACACCCATGCTCTGCGACGTGATGCCGTCAAAAATAAAGCCCACTGCCTATCGCCTCCTTATGCCGGACTGAACCGGCCTTGGGCGCGGGAGCCGGTTTGCATCAGGTTGTACAGTTCCTGGCTGATCCTGCGGATGTCGTCCTCGCTGCGGACAAACATCTGCCCAATACTGATGAGCGAGCCGCCGAAACCGCCCATGCCTGCCGCGCCGCCCACTGCCGCATTGACGGATAGGCCGGGTGAGTCAAAATCGGTGGGGATGGCGTTTTGCATATCCTCACCAACTTGCGCCATCGACTTGGCGAAGCCTTGCCCCAAGCCCTCCGCCATGTTGTCGCCAAGCCCGGCGAACAGGGTGGATGGCGAGTGGATGCCGAAGAAGTTCTTGATTTTACTGACCACGCCGCCGAAGAAGCCGCTGATTTTGTCCCACAGCCAAGCGCCCGCGTCAGAGATGCCCTGCCACAAGCCTTTGATGAGGTTGCCGCCGACAGCCACGATCTGGCCGATGGAGCCGGTGAAGCCTTTGACCAAAGCCGCGATGATTTGTGGCACCGCTTTGAGGATTTCGACGATGATGGTGGGCAGGTTCTTTATCAGAGACACCAAAAGTTGGATGCCCGCCTGGATAAGCTGCGGAATGCTGCCGATAATCGCCGTCACCAAAGATGTGATGATTTTGGGGATTGCCGCCACGATGGTGGTAATAATCGTCGGCAGGTTCTGGATCAAAGCCACTAGCAGCTTGATTCCCGCGTCGATAAGTTGCGGGATGGAGCCGAGAATAGCCGTAATCAGCCCGTCGATGATTTGCGGGATCGCAGCCACAATCGCGGTAATGATTTCAGGCAAAGCCTCCACCAAAGACACCAACAGTTGAATCCCCGCGTCGATGATCTGCGGTATCGCACCAATCACGAAATCCACAATGCCGGTAATGATGGCAGGCAAGGCGGCTATCAACTGTGGCAGCGCTTTCAGCAATCCGTCCGCCAGCCCAAGAATCAACTGGAGCGCGGCGTCCAGCAGCATTGGCAGGTTATCCACCAACCCCTGGACGATGGTTGTGACAGCGTTTACCGCCGCCGGGATCAGCTGCGGCAGCGCCTGCCCGATGCCGGTCACCAGGGAGGCCACCAGTTGGACAGCGGCGCTGATGAGCAGCGGGAGGTTGTCGATGAGCGCTTGCACGATGGTCATCACCGCGTCCACTGCCGCCGGTATCAACTCCGGCAGCAGTTTCAATATCGTGTTCAGTACTTGCGTGAATAGGTTGACCACCGTGTTCAGCAGCATCGGCAGCAGGTCGCCGACCGCCCGCAGTATCCCATCGAGCGCGGGCGGCAGAGCCTTCACGATATTCTCAATGACTGGCACAATGTTTTTGACGACGTTGCCGAACGCTTCAACCAGGTTATCCATCAGCATGCTGATATCCGCGTTCGCGTCACCCAAGCCGACCAGCAGGTTTTGGTAGGCGGACTTCATCCCGCCAATGGAACCGGTGATCGTTTCGGTTGCTTCCTTGGCGGTGGTGCCTGTGATGCCCATTTCCGTCTGGATGACGTGGATCGCCTCAGCGACATCGGCGTAGGAGGATATGTCGTATTTGATGCCGGAGAACT